CAGGATAGGCAGTGCAATCACCATTTGGCAAACGTCTCGCATATCCCTCGAAAGGTTTGACGAAGACATCTGCACAGAGTCGGATGGCATCTGGGTTCACTTCTGGTATTTCTCTATGCTGCGGCCTACGAACCAGAAGGTCAGGCACATATTCAGCATGGCAAAGTCATCAGCATCCCACACACGGGTGATGACTTCTGTCCAGTGGCCACCCGTCTGGAAGGCCATGACGATGGCTGCAGCCTTGACAGCTGCGTACATGAAGAACAGCGCCCAGGTAATCCCAGGCCGCACAAGAGCAGAGATGGCAGACACCACCCAGCCAGCTTCCTTAGCCGTCTGAGCTTGGTCTTTGAAGGCTTCCTTGATGGTGTCTAGCTGCTGGACGGAGAAGTCCACATACTTCTCTTCCATCTTGAACTGGCCGCGCATCTTCTCCAGGTCTGTCTGGAGGGTGAACATGGCCAGCTCATGCTTGCGCTCGTTGCCCTTGTCCAAGAACTTGAGCACCTCTGGAGCTAAACGGAAGAGGCCACCGAACAGGCTTCCGAGCAGTCCACCGCCAAGCATTTCAAACATAGTTACTCCCGGCTTGCGGTGACAGTATCGTCACCCTTGCTGACCGTTACCTTGTCTCCCTGCACAGTCACCTTCATGGGCTGCTCAGGCTTGTCCAGCCGGTCTAGCTTGTCGATAAGGGTCTGGATGACCTTGAACTCTGGCTTCTCCTGCTTCTCAGCAGTACCGGCAATGCCGTTCATCATGTTGATGAGAGCCACGAGTGCGCCACCGATCATCGTCATCACAGCCGTGATGGCAGAGTCGGAGAGAAAGTAAGAAGAGCCAACCCCGATCAGGACGATCAAGGTGATGTAGAAGAGGCCAAACCTACCAATGCTCTTACCGGCAACTTCCTTGGCCGTTTCAGCGGGTCTAACCTCTTCCATGCTACATCCCAATCAGCTTCTTGACGAACATGGCTGCAACACCTGGGCCGAGAAGCACAGCCGCAATGGTGATGTACAGCAGGTATTCAATGCGGCTCATGCGCTTACTGCCATCCTCCAACCTGTTCTCAATGCCTTGATAGCGTTGAGCGCAGATTGCCTCATGAACCGACAAACGGGTTTCCACGGATTCTTCAGCCATGATTAACGAATTTGTACAGCCGTCATGATGACGGAGGGAATTGCAGGTGTCTGTGCAGTAGAGGCTTCGTGCTCAAGAATGATGTTCACGTTATCCGTGAACCATGCAATCTCAACGTAGTCGCCTGCAGCAACCGACACGATGAAGTTCCACGCCGCCACAAGATATGGGGCGTTGGAAGGAACCACGATCTTGGTATCTGAATTGGCAATGTTGCTTCCGTTCAGCTTAAACCAGATGTTGACAATGTTTCCAGAGCCACCCCCACCCGTGTTGTGCAGCTGGGCAGAGAACTGGATGTTGTACGTTCCAGCATTGGCAAAAGTCATCTGACTCTTGGTGCTCTCAACACCAGTAGCCATTGACACCCCAGCTGCGTCTGCGGTGTTCTCCGCATACATCAGGTGTGGGGTGGTGCCATCCGTCTGGTCTAGGGAACTGTAGAACGAGCCGTAGTAACCAGCAAACTGAGTTGTCTGGTTGACGGTCAAACCACCGGCAGTTCTAAGCGCCATGATTACATCCCGTCGCCAGGAGTAACGTTCACGACTGCAGTGCCAGATGCTGTTGCGCCTGTTAGGTAAATGTTGCCGTTAAGCGTGAATACCTCAACAGAATTTGGCATCAAGCTCAAAGTTGAGCCAACCACTGATGTGTTGGCCATCGTGGATGCACTACTGGCAGTGTCACCAAAGCCCATGTAGACCACGACATTGCCCGTGTTATGCACACGATACTGGGTGCCTCCAACCGTTGTGGACACGGCACGCACAGGCGTGGGCGCAGAGGCGGCAGCCGTGAAGGTCACCGTGTTCCCCATCGGGGTGAAGGCCATGATGCCCATGATTAGTACACCTTCTTGCCACCAGCCACAGCAGGAGACTGCTTGCGGTTGAAGTAGTCGTTAGGCTTGCCAGAGAAGTTCCACACAGGCGTGAAACCCTGCGTGCAGCTACCAGGCTTGAAGTCACCAGGTGCATTCATGGGCTTACCACCCATGTAGTTAGTGCTCACACTGCTGACAGTCACCACAGACTTAACCATCGGAATGATTTTCATGGCGAGTCCTTTCCTTAGAGTAAACCAGAAGATACGCGAAAAGCACAAATATCGCTAGAGTGACCACCCGCTCCCACTCCGGCCCCCACATCGTCCAACACCCGAGGGCGAAGGAAGTAAGGAGAGCTAGCAAGGTAAGCAGTCGCTCTGAGAGAACTTTTAGTGCCAGATTTAAGACTTTGATGGCGTCCATGATTGTTCCTGGTTAGAAAGGGAATAATCATGGTATCACCTCTACTCCTCATCGTCACCACTCATAAAGCCGCTGCCCCACTCGTCCATGTCAGCCTTCTGCTTGAGGGCTTCCAATTTCAGAGCGCGGTCAACCACTTTCATCTTTTCGGTGATGGAAGCAGTCGGGTCTGACATCACGGCTAGGAGAAGCTGGTTGATGTGCTTCTCCAGTTCCGGGTTGATGCCACGGTCTTTCTTCCTACTCACCGCTTGCTCTTCCTAGCAGAGCCGTAGGCAATGGCAGCAGCCTGCTTGACAGCCTTGCGGGTGCTGCTGGGCTTGCTGGTGCCGATCTTGCCGGTGTCCTTGAACTTGCGAACCATCTCGCCGATATTGGTGGAGATGGTCTTTTGGCTAGAACCTTTCTTCAGCGGCATGATTACCTCCGCATCTTGCGAGCAGGACGGCCTTGCGCCTTCTTGTCCATGCGCTCCATCATGCGCTGGGCTTCCTTAGCCTGACGGCTTCCCTCCACCTCGTTCTGACCACCGCGCATAGCTTCTTTGTCAGCTGCACGCTTCTCAGCCATAGAACCTGCTGCATAGTCTTTCATTTCTGTTCCTTCTCAGGATTGAACATGGGCACAGCCGCGTACGGATTGAATGTGGCTTCTCTCATGGCCTTAGCCGTTGCTTGTGGCTGGAGATAAACCCTAGATGCTTTGCCTGCAAGAGTCGGAGCAGCCATAGCAGCTATGCCAAGTTCAGGAAGGGTAGGCAGCGCAGCAAACCCACCACCATACAAGCCTAGACCAGTCACTGCACGGCCTAGGCCACCCAAGGTGGTTGCTTGCGTCTCTGGAACCCTGGGCTGTGTAAAGACGCGATAGGCTTGGGCCGCTTCTGTCAATGGCACAAACTCACCACCTCGACCAGCAGTCCTGCCATACAGCACATTCATTGGCTCAACAGACGCATACTGTTGTGCAAACTTCTGCAGGTCAACATCACCAGCTTTGATGAGGGATGGATTGCGAGCAAAAGCATCCTCAAATGCCTTCAACGCAGCATAGGAGCGATCAATTCCGACCAACTGCTCATACTCTTTTGGAGGCAAGTTCTTTTGTGCGATGTCATCAAATTGCTTGAGGACTTGAGCACCTGTCAGTTTTGATGGGCCTTCTAGTCGCGCAACATACCTAGCAATCTCACTACGCACTTCTTTCCAAAGTTTGCCAGTGATAGCAGCGCGATCATCTAGTGCAGAGGCAAACTGAGACACCTTTGCGTTGCCGACAGCTAGCTCTCTTAACTGCTCGTTTTGGTTAAAGACATTCTTGAGATTTGTTACTGTGGTGTCTGGAATTGAGAACTGCTTTTGATCTAGCAACTTGCCATAAGCATTCGTCAAGTCTTTTCTAGCAGTCTCCATCGCCGCCGGTACAAGACTGACCTCTGTCCCACCAAACGCCTTCGCAACTGCCAAGTTCACCGCTGATTGGTTCTTCTTGCCAAACTCAATGAACTGAGGCGCAGAGCTTGGAATCAACTGCAAGATTCGCTCAAACGCTTTCAAGCCTCTGCTCTCGCGTAGTTCGCTTGGCAGCAGTCGTATGTCAGCCTCAGTCAGTTGCTGCTGAAGTTGAGTTTTTGCAGGCGTCCTCAACTCTTGAGGCGTTGTATAAAGAGCTTTTCCAATCCTCTCAATGCCAGGAGCAAGTGCTCTTTTAAGAGCAATGTTTGTGGCAGTTGGCGCAAAGGCTGCAGTTGTTTCTGCAAGTTGTTGACCGACTGGCCCAGCACCAGCCTTCTCTGCTTGCTGACGACCTAATTCAGCAGCGCCACCAGCAGCACCTGCTCCAGTCGTTACACCGATAAGTTGCTTGCCAGTCTTGGGCAAAAGTGCTTCTGCTAGCAACCTGCCACCACGCTCTACCGTTCCGGCACCACGCTCAAATAACTGAGGAGCACGAGAAAAAGT